TTATCAAAAAATACCGCAAGACCAGCAGCCACTTTGCCTTCACTCACAACGTGAGCTACCGGCTGCTGGTTTATCGCGGGTGCTGCTGTCGGGGTGGCATCTTGTGCTTTAGCGCTTGAACCGGTCACGACTATAACGAGCAAGAGCAGCGCGGCCAATTGGTTCGACTGGCTCAGACTGAGCAGGTTTCTTTTCAGTTGCAATATCCCTGCAACCTTTACAGCGCCGCCACTTCGCTTGCTTGCGCCGCTCGGACTCACTCCATCCGTCAAAGTTGTAAACGTAGTTGCGATGGCCGCATTCCAGCAGCTCATACTTTTGGTCATCAGATTCAGTGACGCGATCCACAACGCGACGCATGGGCCTCGCGTAGATATCCTGCTTCCACTTTGGAATTTCAGCCGGTGGAGTGGGCGCCCACTTGATAAGCGATGACCAATCCTTTTTGGGTGGAAGCTTTCCGTAAACGTGCGCAGTCGCGAAGCCACCATGTCGCGCAGATACGCAAGGACACGATTGAAGCGCTTCGAATTGCCAAGGGGGTGACAACTCTCAGAAGACACTTAGAAAAGCCTTTTGATTTCCAGAATGGGCTTAGGATGAACGGCAGAATAGGAAAAGTCTTGCAGATTTTGTTGAGCATCGGAACCTTTCGGATTCCGGCCCCTTTTTCTACTTTACATAATATTCGTTATCGGACATTGATGATAACGGCGGTGAAAAGGCAGATGTGATGCAAGGAGACCTTCAAAAAGAAGGAACTCCGATGCTCGCTGTGGTCAGACTCACGACGATTTACCTGCTGGTCCTCACCGGATCCGCGCTGGCTGCTGTCCCCAAAGTAGTCAATCCAAAACACCCCCTTGTTCCCACTCTAATCAATACCCCCTTAGACCCTCTTCTAAGGAGCACGTCCATGCAAGACACGCCCAGCGACGTACGCAGTGTGCTGGCTTACCTCCGTGACATGGTTACACGCTGCCGCGAGGCCAACCGTAGTGATCTCATGTCGGACTACGACGCAGCGGTCGATCTTGTTGCCGATCGAATTTACGGCAAGCTGCCGCCGCGCGTGGAGAAAAATTATTCTTTTTCGCGCTCTATTCAAACGCGCGATGTAACCGGGCCGTTCAACAAGAGCGGTACTGCTCACAATATCGCCTGGTCACTCGCTCCGGTTCTCGATGCGCCACCAGTCGCGAACGTGATCTGGACCAAGTCAAACACCACGCGCAGAAAAATTGTGGGCCGTTACTGGAAGCCGGCCAGGCATCAGCCCATGCCCATGGAAGTGCTCGAGTGCGGACACGAGCAGATGGGACCCATCGGCTACTCCATTCTTCATAAATACCGCCATTGCTATAAGTGCAAAAAACAAAAAGCCATGGCCACGGCAAAGAAAAAACCAGCCAGCGTAAAGCCCAGCGTCAGCAATGCGGTCTCCGCATGACTGATCTCAAGCTGCTGGTCCTCTCCATCCTCGCGCAGCGCGGTCCGCAATCGGACATGGCGTTGTGGGGACACACCCATCACTGCCAGGCGCTCGTCTCCATCGTGATGGCCACCACTGAACTTGAGAATGAAGGCCTGATAGCCAGGTCGCCTTTCTCCAGAAACCTATTCCCTGCCCGCGTGGTTGGCCATGAGCTGATCACGTATTGGCAGCTCTCAGAAAAAGGGCATCAATTTATGCCCGCTCCGAAGGAGGCGCATGCTGGAACTTGCTGAGTTTCAGAAGTCCCTGGTTCCCCTGGCCCGCCAGGCAATTCAGGCCGGCCTGGGTTATCGCGACGTGGCCGATGTTTTTATGCAAACGCTGGTCACCGTGGCCGTCGAGGATTCCAAGGGCAACCAATCCATGGCCGCCCGCCGGCTGGGTGTCTCCGCGCCGTTCGTCAACGCCGTCATTCAGGGCAAAACTCTGGCGCGGCGGCGTAAACATCCCGTGAAGGAAGGCTGAAATGAATTTCCCGCTGCCTACCATTGCGGCCCTGGGCGACAACTACCTGGTCGACCTCGGCCGGCTGGAGCAGGTAGCGGCCGTAAGTCCAGAAGCTGCGTATCAGATCGCCATGACGAGCGTGTTCGGAGATATGCCTGACAGCGTTCCAGAACACCCCATGGTGTACCAGATTGACGAACACGGCGAACTGATCGCCGTCTTCGACTGAAAGGGATTTATGGATTGGGAGAGAGTTTTCAAGGCGATCGTCATATACATGCTCTGGACCATAGCTGCGGCGCTGTCCCTCGCAGGATTTTATTTCCGGCTCCGTTACGATCTTTCCCTCCCTTTTCGCCTGTCCGCTTCCATTCTCTCTCTAGTCATTTCTTTCGCTGCGTTCTTAACCGGCTTTGAAATCCTGCGCTGTGAGGTCACGCGATGAGCAAGGCTTTTCCTCTGAGATGGCCTCCAAATTGGAAGCGCACTCCCAAAGATCGCCGCACCGTGAATTATTCCTGGAAGGGAACTCCAGATAAGTATCGCCGTGCATTGCTGGATGAGATTCGCCGGCTCAACGGGCGTGAAGTCATCGTCTCCACCAATGTGGAGCTGCGGCAGGATGGAAGTTTCTATGCCGGCGCTCCCATTCCAGGGGATCCAGGCGTTGCGGTTTATTTCGTTCGTGGTGAAAAGAAGCTGTGTTTTGCCTGCGATAAATATAGCCGCGTGGAGTGGAACGCTCACGCCATAGGCTTGACCATTGCCGCCATGCGTCAGATCGAGCGCTGCGGCGCCTCTGACATGCTGGACCGCGCCTTCACCGGCTTTGCTGCTCTGCCGCAAAACGTAGGGCGTCCGTGGCGTGAAGTCCTGGGCATAACTCTTTCCCTCCCAACCTTTGCTCACGTTGAGGAGAAATTCCGCGAAGCCGCGCGCCTCGTTCATCCGGATGTCGGCGGCAGTGAAGCAAAAATGCAGGAACTCAACGTCGCGCGGGACCAGGCGCGCGCGGAGCTCAAGCCGTAAAGCAGCAAACGTTTGCAGCAAAGAAAAAGAAGCGAGGTCTTATGGACGAACAGGCCCAAACACAACAACCCGCGCTCCCACCGCAACCGGCCACCAGGAAATTTCTGGTCGTTGAAATCCAAGGCGAACCCAAAATGGTCGAGAGCTACCGCTCGCTCATCCAGATGGAGATCAGCACGGCCGTCGAGTTTTACCGAATGATGTTTTCCGCAGGCGGCAAAAAGAAAAGCAAGCTGCCCACCGTCCTGGTGCATGACAGGCAGGTGGAATAAATGCGCGTGTTCAGCGACTACATCCCTTTGATCATTGCCGCATTTGCGCTCGGAGCCATGGCTGTTTCCGTGCTCCATCATCATGCGCGTCATGCGCATCCGAAAGTTTTTATCGACGAAGGCGGACGCCATTGCCGCGGCTGTTACGACATTTCGCGCTGCTCGGGCAACTCGTTCCAAGACCATTGCACAGGGTGTGTTTTAGACGATGACCTCTGCGCCTCCCTCGTTCCCCGGGCGGCATCCAGGAGGGTGCAATGAAGCGCGTCTTGCAGGCCGCGGCCGGCGGCATCCTCTTTGGCTTTGGGCTGGGCTTCGGTTTTGAAGAGTTCTGGGTGCTCTCCATCGCCTTCTATTCCGCGTCGTGCCTTTCCTTGTGGCTGTTCATTCGCGCCTCCCTCCGGAGGTACTGCTGATGGCCCACCACTACAACCGTTATGTCGTCAGCGATCGCGTCAATTGCAAGACCTGCGAAAAGAGCACCGACCACGCCGTCATCAACGGCCGGCTGGCGCACTGTCTCGATTGCTATGACCGGCGGCAAAAGCAGTCGGCGGAAAAGCTGGCGCTGCCGCAACAACAAGGTCTCGATTTCCGGGGAGTCGCTTCCTAGATGCCATTTATTGATCTGCTCGACGATAACGGCCAGCGCATCGGCACCGCGCACATCAACCTCGGGCGCAAGCACGTGGGCGTCTGCGCTTTCTGCCTCAAGTTGGATAAGCTGCGCCAGCTCGCCGGCAAACTCTGTGGTTTTCCGCTCGGCAACGGCAAGACATGTTCAGCGCCGCTGTGTGAGAAACACTCGACCAGCGCCGGCAAGGACATCGACTATTGCCCGGACCACGCGAGCGCCGCGCCCCAGAAGGCGCTGCAGTTTGGAACTTAACTCAAGGGCTGGTGATCCCAGCCGGAAAGGATGTGGCGAATCGGCTAGAAAGTTACTCTGCATCGACTAATGCATTCCCCTGGAGGAAGTCGTGCCGCGCGGGGCGTCTCGCCGGCAAGTGGGAAGTCTTCCAGGGGAGTCATTCAACCATCCACCAGCTAAAAGCGGAGGTGAGCAGTGCACAAGGGAAATCCTGATGTCTTCACGCCCAAGGCCTATCGAGTGAATGCGCTCGTGGCCCAGGGCAAGAGTTTCGACGAGGCCTTGGATATCGCCGACTCGGAATACCAGCATGACGGCATGCAGCTCCGCCGCGGCACAACCGATCTTGAAGCCGCTCTCTTCAACGGCCTCGATCAGATGGGCTCGGTGCAATTTTGACAGCATCCCTCAAGCCGAAGCTGGTACAAAATGATTCTCAAACTCCCACGGTCTATCCCAGCGTGCATGTGGCGCTCGGCCTGATCGCGCCGTCGCCCACCAATCGCCGCGTTGAAGCCAGCGACGAACTGATCGCCAGCATCAAGGAAGATGGCGTCACCAGTGACATTCTGGTCCGTCCCGTACTGGCCACTGAAGCACATGTCGTCCTCGCCGGCCCCCAGGCGAAATTCTCTGCCGGGCAGCAAGTTTATGAAATTGTCTTTGGCGAGCGGCGTTACCGCGGCTCGATGGCAATTGGTCTCGAGACCGTGCCGGCAAAAATCCGCGAGCTTTCAGATATGGAAGCCTTGCGGCTGCAGATCGACGAAAACGAACAGCGCGAAAATCTCAGCCCCATGGACCGCGCCGCGGCCTATGAGCATTTGCGCAAACAGTTCATCAGGGACCATGAAGGCGAGCGCGGCTATACCGACTCAAAATGTATCCAGGACATCGCCGGCGACCGCGGCGTTGAGGCGCGCACGGTTTACCAGGTGCTGGCGCTCAACAAGCTTGAGTTATTCGTGCAGCACGCGCTGCGCAATGGCGAGATGGAAGCCAGCCACGGATATGAGATTGCACGGCTGGAAGGCCCGCAGCAATTGCAGGTGCTGGCGTGGCTCCGGAAAGAAACGCAACACTCTATGGGCGCCGTTCCCAGCGTCCGCCGGCTCAAGCGCGAGATCAGCGCATTCCAGATCGCCTGGGACGAGAAAAAACGCCAGGCCAGTCTGCCGTTGGATGGCGACGGCGACGAAGCGCAAACGTCTGCAGAAGAGCAGAAGCCTGCAGGAAAGTTTGAAGTGTATGAAAAGTCGGAACGAAAAGAAGCTCCGAAGACCAAGCCCCAGAACGCTGCTCAGATCAAAAAGCAGGAAGAAGAGGTCGCCCAAGAAATTGCTGCCAATCTCAAAAGGCAGCGCGAGGCCGAGCGCGCGCGCAAGACAGAGAAGACGTATCGCGGTTTGTTCTTCACTGCCCTCGCATCCAAGGTCACTATTAATTCGCGCTTCCTTTCCCACGTCGTGCCTGCTTTGCTTCTAGAGCTATGGGATAACGGCAATGTCCCGTTCGAACCTTTCTGCCAGAATTTTCTGGGCTGGCCTGCGCCCAAAAATAGCTGGGGCTATGAGCATGACGAAGTGTTGGCGTTGAGCAAACGGCATACACGCAAATTTACTTCCAAGCTTCTGGCCGCGCTTATCATCACTCTCAACCTGGACGCGATCGATGAGCAACGCGTGGCCAAATATAACGGCGTCGATCCTAAAAAGCTCTACGCAAAAGCTAAAGTCGCAGTGAAAGAGGAAGAGCGCCAGGCCAAGCTGCCCAAAGTTCCCACCACGCAGCGAGAGAAGCAGCTTCACTATGCCGTGCATGGTGACGATAAAAAATGGAACAAGATCCGCCGTCTCGGGGCCAGTGACGCTGAGCTTAAAGATGGCTTGGGCAAGATGTGGGGAGAGCATCAGGGCTTCGGCAGTAAGGAGTTTGGTCACATTGAGTGCAAAGGCGGTAAAGACCCTAGCATCGTTTTTGATTTCAAAAGGGATGATGTGTTGCGCGGATCTGCCCTCATTGAGCAAGTCCGGGATCTGCTGAGGATCCCAGAGAAGAAGGCTGCCTGATGCAACGGATCAGCCTCAACGAAGCCGATTTCCAAAAGCTTGTCCGCGGTGAAATTGTCTCCCAGGGCGATCTTCAGGTTGCCCTGCAGAACATAGGCCACCAGCAAATATGCGATGCGGTTTGTGACGCCATTGCTGAAGCCCCCATGGTTCTTGAGCGGCTTCTGTCTCAACGCGCCCTGCATTTCAGCCGGCTCGATGAAGACACCGAGGAAATTCGCCGCTGGATCCATGGCGTCAACCAGCATGAGCCGTCCCGTCCAGGCGATTTCCTGCTGGCCTTTGCCGCCGCCGTCTGCCGAGCCGATGCCGGCAATTATCCGCTGCTGCGTCCGGCCATCGTGGCCCTCATGGTTAAGTTCCCGCAATACCGTTTCAAGGGGGATTTATGAACAACGGCGCTGTGAGCAACTACGTCGAGCAATGGCTCGCTCTCAAGGATTCCCTGCTCTCGCATCCAGGGGCGTTGCCAGCAGGGGCCGGTCCGCAGGGTGCTATCTATGAAAGATGGCTTCCGGAGGCGCGGCTTCTGCGCGTTCTGCCCTGCGGGCCGGAATATGCCCTCGCCATCCAGCACACCTTCCAGCAACGCCGCGGCTCAGTGCTGCTGCTCTCCATTCTCGACTGGCTCGCCGTGGACACGCTGGCTAAAGCCGGCATCCCTATGCGCGCAGTATGCAACGGCATCCATGAAGCCTTCGATCGCTTCGAGCGCGGACCAGCCAACGCCACGCGCTCGATCAACAGCTTAACTTTTTGCTGGCAGCAGATCCTCCGCGAATGCGAGCGGATGAAGGAATGCAGCGTAGGGACGCATGCCACTGACAGAAACTTTGTTCCGGCCGGCCAGACTTTTCTGGTCGCGCTGCCGTCCAGCGGCCGCAAGATATTTGCCGCCATGCAGCAGCAGGACAAGCTGAATGCCTTGTGCCAGGGACCCGCCGGCATCGCCTTCACCGTCTATCCCGACGCCTGGCAAAAAGCCGAAGCCCTGCGCCGCGGCAACGTCCACCTGGAATTTATGGATCCTGAAATTCCTCCGGGTCTCACTTCTCTACCCGGAGCTGCCGCGCTGGCGGGGCGCACGCACAGACGTTCCCGCCAGCCTTTTATGAGGAGTGCCAATGTCTAAACACTGGACTGATGCTCTTGTTCTCTCGGTCACTGCCATCACCATCGGCAACGAGCATGGGACTGACAACCTGGATCGCGCGCGCCTCAGCTTGAACCTGGAAGAGACCCAAAAAATTGACGGTCCAAACGGGCCGATCGAGCTGAAGCTGAGCAGGGCTTATGCGACGGTCTATGTGTCCGAAGATATCGCGCGGTCAATTCTGATCGGCGACAAGTTCCGCCTGATGGAGGACCGTGGCTAATCTCAGCGGACTCATCTTACGTCTCGAAACCGACAAGGGCGTCGCGATCCATGATTGCGCAATTGAAGCCGTGCATATTGCCAGCGTGCTTCATATCACGGTCGAGTTCACCTTTAATGACGTGAAGTGCTTTGCGCATTGCGGCGAGAATCCCTTGGCTGTCATTCAGCGCTATCTGCGGCACCTGGAGCAGATGGCGGAAGCCTATCACCCGGTCAATATCCCGCCGCCTCCGGAGGACAAGCATTAAAACGCCTCCCCATCTTCGCGCTTACCAGATTGAAGACATTCTGCCCTCGCGCAAGCTCTCGCGCGCGCCGCTCTCCTATATCGGCGAGGACAAAAACGAGTACGTCTCCGTGATCTGGGGCATGGAAGCCAACGGCGCCATTGCCGCCATCGGCGACGCGCCGGCCAGCGCCAGCGTCCACCGCGTGAGCCATCAACAGCTCTCGCTCAGCCTGGGCATGCAGTCGCGCTCCACCTTCACCAAGCGCTGCATGAAATTTTCTGCCCCGGACCGCTGCCCGCGCTGCGGGTTGCAGAGCGTGAGAATTCTATGGAACTCCATTGCCACCCGCACCCCCGGAGGCCTGCAGTGTGAGTCGCCGCGCTGCCGGCATCGCTTTGCGCCGCGCTGGACGGAAGAACGCCGGCTGAAGCACGGCGAGCTCATCAAGGAAATCGGCCGCAAGCATCCGCACTGGTCGCGCCCGCGTAAGCGCCATGCCGCGCTGCGCACCGTCAAGCATCGCCGCAAATATCTGGGCTCCATCTTTGTGCGCAATGGCGGCTTTGGCGCCGCCAACAGTTATGCCCTGCCGGAAGCCGCGCGGCCGGCCATCCTCAAAGGCGGACGTCCCGACGATCCCACGTATGACGCCGCGGCCCTGGCCCGCCAGTTTGGTGACGATCTCTTTGATCGCCACGCTCACACCTGGCTCAAGTACGCCTCGCTCAACGGCTTCCGCAAATCCTATGGCTGGATCTGGCATCCCAACCTGCCGGACGCGCGCCGCTGCTCCTGCCGGCTCGGCCAGCGCAAACTGGAATTCGTCGGGATCTGCCCCAAGTGCAATGGAGCCGGCTTCATCATCACCAGCCGCGCGCTTGGTGGCAAATCCATGCCGGCCAACGGCCGCATCATTCTGCACTGGCTGCTCGATCGCGGCATTGACGAAGAGGTTCGCGACAAAGAAAACAAAATCACCAAGCATCGCGGGATCCTCGAACACTACACGCAGGCCGACATCGGCCGCGCCCTGGGCTTGGATGTCTCCACCGTGCGCCGTTACTTCCGCGCCTTTCGCTGGCTTAACCTGGTGCGGACCGTGCCCGGCAAGGTCACGTGGAACACGGATGGATCCGTCGCCGATCGCGAGGCGCACAAAATTCTCTGGCTGCCTTCACGCACCATGGACGAAGACGTTGCGCGGGCGGAAAAAGACCGGCTCGATGCGCTGGTAAAGTGGAATCGCCGCTTCCTGGAGCAGCGCCAGCTGGAGGCGCTGGAGTCGGCCGTGGCGCTGGCCAGGCAGGTTTTGGGCGAGTGGGAAGGCCAGGAACATCGCCTGGAGTCATTCTGGAATGAGATGCGCCGCCGCCTGGCGGCCCGTGACGATCATGCACGTCTCGTCAACGTGCTTTTCCCGCTGCAACGCGAGTGAATGTTCCCTACCAGTAAACAGTTGGCATGATCGGCGAAGCCAGCGCGACGGGAGAGTTGTGTCCCGGCCGCGCTGTTCGCGTTTACGGCTAAAAGTGCATATCTCCGCGCGGAGTCCGATGCTGATTCTTCGCAGTTTAGCACTCTAGTATTGCGACTGCTAGGTTATCCACAGGATACTTTCGCCTCGAATTCGCTTTACGTGCGAAGCCGCGCAAAATCAACAGCCTAGCGGCGCTCTTCGCCTGGAACCAGTGTGAATCTGCGCGGCAGGTATAGTGTGCCTTTCCCGCTTCTTGCCTTGAGCGAGTGTATGAGTTTGCCGGATTTTGTGTGTGAACTTAGGCGGATACGGCCTTAGAGCTCTTTTGAGCAAAGAGCCATGGATGACACAGCAATATAGATTTCCGCCATCCTCGCTGTGGAAAAAGGTAGGGAGCGCGCTCAGAACGCGCGTCATGAATGCCGGAGGGGGAAGGAAACAGCCTGCATCCCCGCAGAAGGAACGTGCCCCCTCCGGACCGCCCCCAGACAAAGAAAAACCTTCCTCTGAAGTGTGCAAAGCAATCCGGGTGCCAGAGCATGGAGCCATGAAGGTCCACGCGGAACCGGCAAAAAGCAAAGGCGGGTTGAAAAATGAGAGTGTGGAAAAGGGAGGGGTGAGGGCTTAAAATCTCTGGTATGGACAGAAGAAACTTTTTGCGCGCCGCGGCGATGACTATCGGCGGGATCGCGCTCGATCAGGCAATTCCCTTCGGGCGGATATGGAGCTTTCCCAAAGTGATCAAGCCGGCGAATTATATTCGCCAGACAACTCACTATATGATCGCTGACGATATATTACGCCGGCGAGCGGGCCTCATCTGGCCGAATAATTTATTGAAAGTGGAGTTCGATTATAGGCGCATGATGGCGGACGTTTACATTGATAAAGGGGATGGGAAAAAATCTTGCCTATTGTCCTATCCTATTGGCCGCCTTCAATCCCAAACTCTCTAATTGGCTGATCCGGCCGGCCGTCAATCCCATGGCCTCGGCGATCTCGCAGGTCTTCATGTCATAGCGATAACGCAGCTCCAGCACCATCATCAGCCGCGGATCGAGCGCGCATAAACATTTTTCCAGCCGGTCGCGCATCTCCACCAGGTCTGGATGCTCGGGCTCGGCCAGGGTCTCCATCAGATCGAGCTCATCTGAATCATTGCTGATGATCGGATTGCCGCAAGCCGATTCCCTTTCCAGCCGCACCTGGTAAAGTTCCGCCAGCGTCACGCCGGCGGCGGCGGCCAGCTCGTCGCTCTCTGGTGCGCGGCCGAGCGTGTTTGTAAGTATCTCTTCCGCTTGATCAATCTCTCTGCCCCGGGCGCGCGTGGCGCGGGACACCGGATCATCCCGGCGCAGGCTGTCCAGAATGGCGCCGCGGATCCGCGCGCTGGCGAAGGGCGTAAATTCTCCGTTGCGCGCGTCATAACGCTTCGCGGCGTCCAGCAGCCCCAGCATTCCTTCCTGCACCAGGTCGTCGAACTCCACATGTTGCGGCAGCCGGCGCGCGAACTGGCCGGCCAGCTTGTCCACCAGCGGATAATACTTTTCCAGGTCCATGGGCTCCCCGTTTCACGAATAAAAAAGCCCGGAGCATGAAAGCCCCGGGCTGGAGTGCAGAGAAGAAAGAACTATTTGGTTGCCGGCACGGCAGCTGCTGCAGGCGCAGCCGGAGTTGAGCCAGAGGCGTGGATGTGTGAGAGCAATCCGGTGAAGCTCTGGAACAGGTCGATGAACACGGGCAAAGCGGCAATGCCCAGGTTCACTTCGCTGGCGATGGTTGCGACCTTGGTCTGGCCGGCCGTTGATTTAACGAACGGCGATGCGGCGGCCAGGCCGACCTGTTCAATGGCCTGAAGGTCCTGCTGGAAGGTGGATGCGGCGGTTGGTGCTGGTGCTGTTGACATGTGTGTTTCTCCTTTTGGTTTTTTTGAACGAAGTGAAGTAAAAAATGGTGGCGTAAAAAATTGGCGGAAGGCGAGCAGCTTCATGGCCGGGCTTCTAACTCCTGCGGATCAAAGACCACGTCATTGCAGCGGAACATGATTCCATCAGGCAGATAGCGGCAATGCGCGGCGTCAAAATGCGCCTTGTACGGAACGCGCGGCACGCGGACCGGCTTCCGCGCGTGGCATCCCGTGGTCAGCGTGATCGCGGCCAGCAATGCCAGCACGGCCACAAACGTGGCCAGGGCACGCGTCAGGTCTTTCACGGTGAAGTTTTTGAGTGTGAAGTTTTTCAGAGGGCGCCTCGCGTGTCTTCTTCCGGCGCGTCCACAATCGTGATCCAGGTCTCTTCCTTCATCTGGAAGGCCTGGCAGCCGTGCTCTTCATTGAATCCCACCTGCTCGGTGAGCTTATCCCACAGCGCTACGAGCGCATTGTGCGAACCAAAGACCGCGTTCAGCGCGCGCGTCTGACCCACCAGCAGACAGCCGTCGGTGTCTTCGTCGGTGTTGCCGGAGTGCATGCGGATGCCGGTGAAGTTGGGCACGTCCAGGATGTGGAAGGCATATTTCCGGAAGCGGTTGGACCAATCGACGATCACGCGAAAGCGCCCGGCCCCGATCGCCGTCCGGTTCTGTATCTTCACGCCCGGCGCGCGGACCGTGTCTTCCAGCACAAAGCATTCGCGCTGGCCGTCGATCTCCAGATCGCTGATGGTGGACGTGGAGGTATACCGCTTCCGCGTGGAAAGAAGTTCCATGTGGTGCTCCTTAAAAATGTTCGAGTGGTTGGGCAAACGTTTGCAGTAAAATGCGGGGATGGACCGCAGAAAATTCTTGACCGGCCTCGGGGTAATCATCGGCGGCGTCGCGCTCGACCAGGCCGTGCCGAGGAAATCATCACAAATAGTCGGCTGGACTATCTATCAAAACACTCGCGACAATCCAATTATGCTGGGCACCTTTGATTGCGAGACAGGTAGGTGGGCTTACCACCCTATAGATGAGCCAACCAGAAATCGTATTTCTCTTTGAAGGACGGCACCCGCGCTGAGACCTCGTCAAAAGCCAGCTCGGCTTTCATCTGGGTCTCCCGCAGAGACCGGACTTCAATAATCGCTTTGCGCACAAACCAGGCCAGAATGAGCCCGATCACCTGCGTGCCGTAATCCTTGATCGCGTGAAGAATGAATTCCATTGTTTATCCGTTCTGTGGTGAAGGGGGAGCGCCTGGTTGCGGGGGCTGATTTTGCGGCTGGGTTGGATCCTGCTGCTGCGGCTGCAGTCCGGCTTGTGTGCCGAGCTGGGCCGAGCGCTGGACCGCGCCTTCGATAAACACTTTGAATTTTTCCGTGGGCATCTGCAGCGCCAGCACGTGCAGCGCCTGCATGCCCACCATGCCCATCAGCCGCGGATCGGCTTTCTCGATCAGCGCGTGCAGCAGCTCTTCATTAATGCGGGGTGATTCAGTGTCCATATTTTTGTTGTAAACTTTCGGAATTATGAGTGACGAACATAACCTCGAACTACCCGACCAGACTTTCAGCGAGCCGATGAAGGAAACAGAAATTCTCATCCTTCGAGCCAGACTGTCCGAGCTGAGCCTTGTTCGCAGAGGCGGCTCTTTAGAGTGGCACGCTGAACAACGAAGACAAAGGCATCTGGCTCGATTGAAGGAGCTAGGAGTAAAGTTTTAGTAACTCAGGCTCTTCAGCCATTTGTAAGCGGCATACACGCCGCCGGCTCCGGCCGCGCCTGCAGCTCCGGCCGCGGCTTTCTTCGCGCCCGCAACCGCAACCTGCTTGACATTGTTTTTGAGCAGCCATTCCGCGTAAAGCTTCGGGCTCGATCTCAGCAACTGCATGGTCTCAGTCTCGCCCAGCGCCGCCAGTCCAACCTTCGCGGCCGTGGCCGTCCCCGATACTCCGGCGATGGTCGCCAGCGTCTCAGCGCCAGCCGCGCCAACATTCAACGCGCCGGCTGCTTCATCTTTCAGCCCTTCTTTTGAGACCCACCAGTTTGCTTCCGCCTGCGCGGATTTCTGCATCTGCTCTGGCCCCAGGGCGCGGCCCACATTCACCGCGCGGCGCATGGTGTCCGTGTTGTCCTCTCCAGGGAGAGGTTTCACTTCAAAGCGGCCGTCCGGAGCAATCTTGGTATGCCCCGACGCCTCAAATTGTGAAACCTCGCCCGGAAGCGCGTAAGTGACCCGGCCATCGGGCGTCACCATTTTCTGTACGTTCGGATTGTCCGGCGCAACGGCATAGTTCGCCTGGCGCGCTGCCGGCACGCGATCTTCGGCGACGTAATTTGCCGAGCCGTCAGGCCCGGTCATTTTGTAAGCCGATTTATATCCCGCCGCCTGCGCTGCCTCCACGCGATCGGCCGAAACATTGACCGGCCCCTGCGGTCCGATCATCGGAACCATGTTTTGCGCTGGAGCCTGCTGCGCGGCTGGCTGTGGCGCTGGCGTGTTCTGATCAGGCGCTGCGGCCGGAGTTGGTGATGCCGGCTGCGCGCTTGCGGGATCTGATGCTTGAGTTGTGGGATCCATAAATTATTGTGCGATAGGGTGCGCTTCGGTGGAAGGATCAAAAGGCTTGGCTGCCGCCGTCTTCGGCTGGTTCTGCGGCAGGGCATAGCCGTATTGCTGATTAAGAAACCAATTTTTGCCGATCTTCGATTCCACCTGAGAGTTGACCGCGCCTCTCATCCTGTCGGTCACTTCTTTTCTGGTGTCCTGGTTCAATGCAGCTGTTAAAGAGTTGAGGATGTGCATCTGCATACCCTCTGTCCCTGCGCCTCCGCCCGTCACTTTGGCGTAATCGTCTGCCACTCCCAGGGCTGTCTGGAGATAGCCGGCAACCTCTTTGTGGCCGCTGGCATAATTCTCCGCATCAGAAATTTTGTTGAAGTACGGGAACTGATGGTTGGGTAGTTTGGAGCCTGCGTCCATCAACTGATCGAGAGTGCCGCCTTTGGAGATGAGTGAGTTTGCGGACCCAAAAAATTGGTTGGACTGCGGAGATTTAGAGACCTGTTCAGCTATCACCTCCATTGCCGGGTTGTAGGAAGGGTCAACCGCCTTGGCTGAGTTGATGGCTTCCTGCAGGCCTTTTCCGGTCATACCGCGAGTCTTAATATCGGCAAGGGTAACATCGTGATTTGCCAGCATTGGCCCCCATGCTTTTGGATCGCCCTGCTTGGCGGCCTGCTCTGCGTTCGCTTTCTGCAGCTGGTCTTGCTGAAACAGCGAGTGCGCGCTCTGCGCCTGGGCCAGCAATCGCGTGGCGCGAACTTTATCGGCCGGCGCGGTCGCGGGATCGGAAAGTTTATTTTGCAGCAGCGGAATGGCCGCGGATGATTTCTCGCCGGACATCTGCGAGGGATCGTTCTCCATTTTGAAGAGCGGATCTGCTTCCTGCTGCGCCGTCCTCGCCTTGGCCTGCTGCTCCTGGAAGTCAGAGATCGATTTTTGATTATTCACGCGCGACAGGATCTGCGCCTGCACCTGGTTATCGAAGTTATAAAAATCGAAGCCGTTCACCACGGCGCCTTTTTTCATTACGTCCAGCTTGCCCTGCGCGGCCTGGATCGCCGGGTCTTTCTCGCCATTCGGCAAAACGCTTTTGGCAAATGTGATCTGGTTTTGCAGGTTCGCCAGCACGGGCGCGGCCTGCTCCAGCGGAATATTCACCTTGCGCAACTGGTCGAAAGAAAAGCCGTAGCTGTTGCCGGATCCGCCGACGGTGTCATCGTGGACCGGAATCACCGTATTGTTCACCAGATCGCCGTTGGCTTTCTGGTTGATCGCATTCATGTGCGTGTCGGTGGTCTGTCCCTGGACGATCGGCACCGCGAACAGCGGATTGATGTGCAGCTTGTTGACGTAAAGGTCGTAGAGCGCGTCCTGGTTGCCGATCACCAGCTTCTGATGCTCCAGCGGCGCGTTGATCTTATTGATCTCCGTCTGCGCGATGGTCGCGTTGGTCATCGCCTGGGTGTGCTGGATCATCGCCTGCGCCTGATTGTTGTCGCGCGTGTTGGCCTGCTGTTTTAAATTTGCATCCTGCTGCTGTGCGCGGGCCTGCAGCACTTCCTGCACGCCGCCTTCTTGACCGTGCGTGGCGATGGATTTTCCAAAAGAGTCCAGCCCCAGCGCGATGTTTTGCACGATATTAAGCAAGCCGGCATGCGGGGTGTTCGGGTTAGGAGTTGGACCTGCCGGCTGCTGCTGGGGAATATTGCCCGCGGCTTGTGCAGTCGGACTATTCATCATTGAAGTGGGGCCAGGCGCTGGCGCTGGCGCTGGCGCGGCAGACTGGTCCGCCACCGGCGTCACGCCGGCGGGCAGGTCCTGCGGTGGCGTCTGACTCACGTTCACCGATTGTTGCGGAGCGCCGCTGTCAGAGAGTCCGCTGATTCCTTGCGTTATGTCATCCATTTAAGCTGCTCCTCCCCCGCCTGCTCCAGTTCCTGCAAAACCCAGAGTTTTATATGCCCCCACTGCCGCCGTTCCCAGTCCGGCAATCCCGGAGATGATGCCGCCCGCATCCTGCCATCCTGCCTGCGTGCTGGCCAGGTAAGCCTTGCTCAGATCGGCGGTGGAATTTGCGGCGCCGTTGGCTGCGTTGGCATAGGCCGTGGGATTCTCCGCGTTGGCCACGTTGGTCAATCCGTTGATGGCCTGCCAGTAATTCTGATTTTGCAGCAGGCCGTTTTGAATATCGATGTTGCTCGATTCCTTCGCGTCTTCGGTCGCGCCGGCCGCGGCAATGCCGCCCTTGATCTGCGCTCCCACGCCACTGCCCAGCTCCGCGCCGCCGTGCGTCGCCAGATAAGCGTTCGCGCCCTGCTGCGCGTTGAGCGTCTGCTGCGTTACCGTGTCGCTGGAGTTGGTCTTCATCAGCGCCAGCGTCTTGGGATCGAAGCCCTGCGGATTGTTCAGCGTGTTCGTCAGCTTGGCGCTCACGCTGTCCAGCTCGGCCTGATTTTTGCCGAAGGCCGTCTGAAAGCTCGAATTGAGCGTGGTCTGCATCGCGGCGGATGCGGTTTCCGATGCTTTTGCCGTGGAGTCGCCTGAGCAGCACATTACAGAGTCTCTTCCTCGGGGGAAAGTGTGACCGCATTGGGATTGAGCAGCTTCAGCGTGTAGAGTTCGCGCTCTTCCGGCTTGAAGTCATGCGCGGCCGCCCATTGCGCGATCGGGATCTCGCTTTTGGTGAGCACATCAATTTCGTTGATCTTCCAGAAGCGCGCGAACTTCTCGAGCTCCGGAAGCATGGTATCCAGCGCTTCCCGGTTCTTTTCCCGATCGTTTTCCGGATTGAAGCCCAGATAAGCGATCCGCATGGTCAGATACACCGGCATGAACAGCCGGGGGACCTTCACTCCGTCCACCTCTTCTTCAATCACCAGGAACGTGGCCGTGGAGTTGTTTTCCGGCATGCCGGCTTCCAGATCTTTGCGATCGATCTGCGGATTATTGGCCGCCCACGCGGCAAAGGCCGGCGCGTCCTCGGGCTGGGCAAAACGAAAGCTCATTTTGGGATTCATGTTTTCCTTTTACGATTGAACCATTCTTACGATTGAACCAGCGCCCGGCTGCTGCCGGTGCCCAGGCCCGTCATGGACGTGGCGTTGGAATTCTGCTGCTGCAATACCACTGAAGCCGGCGCGGTGGTTTGCGTGGAATTAAAAATGATCGGCCCGGCGCCCGACGATGCCGCCAGCCGCGTGGTCCCGTTCGGCGTGGAGACCAGGATCGATGTCGCCTGGTAGTTCGGGTCCTGCGCTTGCGTGGGCGCGATGAACTGCACCCGGAATTGAATATTGCCGCCGCCCAGGTTCCGTCTGACCACCGTGACCGGCGCGGCTGAGTTCACCACCGGAGGCGCAGCCGCCACTTTGATCTGCTGGATACGTGTGTTCAGAAACGAAGTCGCCGGATTCAGGTTGATCGGCTGGCTCGGCAAGTCAGTGAGCGACGCCAGCTGCAGCATCGTGGGGTCAAGCCATCCCGGATATTTGTTGGGAACCTGGTTGGGCATTACTCGATCTCGTCTGCCAATCCGCGCAAAGCGTCTGCGCGCGAGTCGGCCTTTGCATGCGCCAACGTCGAGCCGTCTTCGTCGACCAAAGAAGCGCACCACTCTTCGCCGATATTCGAATACACGACTTCGACGGTCGCAGCCGTTGAATCTGGAATACTCATATTTCTCCGTGCCTCCGTGTCTCCGTGGTGAAAACTAGTCGCTCTGATCGTGCTTCAGCGCGATCCCGTAAATCGTGCTGCCAAAGTTTTCCGGGGGAAAGCTGATCTTGACCTGCAGGTGATGCATCAGCCAGGAGTTCAGCATGTTGGGCATGCACTTCACGTCCCATTGCTTGGCCATCAGCGTGACAGAGGGCGCAGCGCCCAGGCCTGGTTCGTCCTGCACGTCCGGCAGATTTACAAAGCCCGGCCCGGTCACGCCCGTAATCTCGTTGGGCAAAATGGATACCGTGGGAATCGCGCCGCCCGCGGCGAAATAGCCGGCCACATAGTAAACAGGCAGCAGCGGCTCCAGCGGCTGGCTCAACACCATGTTGCCGATGGTGGCAAAGCATGCGCTGTAATTCGCGCCATCATCCTGGAACGTTCCCGGCGCGCGGCCCAGAATGAAGCCTCCGGCCGTCGCGCGGCCCGCGCACAGCGTGTAATTGCCAAGGCTGGTCTCAATGCTGTTCAAGGCCCGGATGCCGCCCACCGGCTTGTACGTGGTGGACCAGGCCTGCGTGTTCAGGCCCCAGCGCAGCAGGTCGGTTGAGCCGTCGCCCAGAAAAAGCCCGTTGTCCAGGCCGTTGCGGTGCGTGGTGAGATAACTCTGGTTCTCTGCAAACGTCTGCACAATGTCGGCGATGAACGCGCTGGTCTCGGTCTTGCTGCTGGCGTTCAGGGTAAACACCTGGCCGCTGGTCAGCAGCGCGGTGACCGTGTCGCCGTCCTTGGTCACGCAGTTGGGCGAGCTGATGCCGAAATTTTCGAGCAGATCGTCTGAATAGTAAGTGAGCGTCTGCGGTCCGCCGGCGATGATCTTGACCTGGTCGCTCAGCCACACCAGCATGAGCGAGCTGGTTCCGGTGATCGCCTGCACCGGCCCGGGAAAAGTAAAAACGTTTGCCGGAGGCCAGCAGGCGTTGCCGTCGCCGTTGTCAATGTCCGGACCGGCCGTGAAATAAACCTTGCTGCCGGAAGCCGCCCAGAGTCTTCCCTGCCAGTCCGTGATGTAGCCCAGGGCGTCGCCCGCGGGCGAGTGCGTGCCCGTGGTTCCGGGCGGCGGATCGTAAAGCAAGGTCGTCCCCAGCGGGATGGTGATCTGCGTATTCAGCACCGCGTCAGTAATGTTGTCAGTAAAGCTCCAGGTTCCGCCCGCGGTGTTATTGGCCACGCTGCCGCAATAGTCGAAAGAAGATCCGCCGTCTTTGGTGCGATAGATATCCACCGATCCCACATCGGTGTTGGTGGAAAACGCTCCCTGCAGCAGTTGGCTGTACGGCCCAAAGACCGGCCCGGTGGAATAAGTCACCGGCGATCCGCCCGAGAGATGGTAATAGCCCGTGGCCACCAGCGGTGACTGCGTGCTGTACACAAACATGTACTGGTAGCCGGAGAAAACAGTCTGCGATCCGGTATTGCTGCGGCACGTCCACACCGCCGTGCCATCGCTCACGGTGTTGCCGATGGTCGTGCTCCACACCGGCGCGGTGGTCCCGCTGGTTCCGGCCGTGGTAAGCGCCTGCAGATTGCCGTTGCTGTCCACAATAAAGCGCGGCGCCTGGTCCAGCCGATACACTGTGCTGGCGTTCCAGGTGGAAGGCGCGCCCAGATTTTGCCAGCCGCCCGCGGTTTCCAGCGTGACAGAGCCAAAAGTTGTTGCCCAGGTGGGCGGCGCGGCCCCTGAAGTTGCGCCGCTGTTGGCGATCTGTATATTGCCGTTCGGATCCAGAATTACCGCGTTCGATGCATACACCACGTTCGGCTGCCAGAAAGTTGTGCCGGCCACTGTCGGCGCTTTCACCGTGTTCATCACCGCGGGTGCGGCGATGCCCAGCGTGTGCAGCGTGCCGGCAATCGTGTCATAGCGCTTCTGTCCGTTGGCCGTGCCGTTGCAGATATAAAGCTGGTCCTGCACCATCTGCGCAAAAGCCTGGTTCGCGGATCCCTTCGCCCACAGCTGCGTAATGGTCGATCCCGTAAACGTGGCCAGGCGCTGATTGCTGTCGTACATCGGGAAGATGGTTCCGGCGCTGTTGCGCGCTCCCATGAACTGATTCACAATCTCGCCGCCCGCGAGCTGCTGCGTGCAGGCCTTCACAAATCCCGGACGCCGCTGCAGCTGGTACGTGTCGGTGAGCTCCATGTCCTGGCCGTCGATCAGCGCGTCGGTCATGACCTGCACCTGCAGCCCGACAATCCGGATCGGCGCAAACAAAGCACTCCTGCGGGTGTATAGACCCGTGCGGAAGTACTGGATCACCGTAGGTTTGTGGGGTGCTGGCATGTTTTGAGATCGGGTAATCGGGTAATCGAGAAATCGGGGGATCGGAAAAACTAAGAGCTAAGAGCCAAAGGCTGGTTTTTTATCCCCTCATCAAACTGCTGGCCGGAACCTCGCCCTGATCATTGGCTTCGCGCTCTTCGCCGGCCATGGCCATGCCGATGGACTGCTGTGCGACTTGAATCTGCGTATTCGTCTCCGCGGCGCTGATGCCCTTGGCAAAGCGGAAGGCATACACCAGCGCGGCTTCGCGCAGGACGTATCCCATATCGTCCGGCCACGCAAAGACGCTTTGCGGCGAAGTAAGTTTCGGCGCGCGCTGCTGGTAAATCATGTTGATCTGGACGCAATAGCTGCCGCCCGGCTCGGACAACCGGAAGCGCAGCACGCCGTTGTTTTCGTCCACCAGCATGCAGACGCGCGGCTTGTCCTGGCCGCCGGCGTTCGAAGGCATGAGCTCGCGGACCATCTGCATGTCCGGCGAGACCGGCTGCGGAAACGCCGTGGAATTAATGTTCTGCAGTGACGCTGATTCTCCCCAGCCCCATGCCGGCAGTCCAATCGAGTTGCCGTTGAGATCGACGGTGCCAAAGCCCGGCGCTCCGGAGCAGATGTTTACCGTGCCGGTGTCCGCGCCGCTGGCCACGTCATTGTGCGTGAAAGTCGCGGTGAACTGCGTGCCCGTCGCGGAAAGAATCGCCACCTGCTGGCCGTTTAAAAATGTGTTCGTGCCCACGCCGGCAAAGGTCGCAACCTGGCCGGCCTTGAAGCTGTTGGCCGCGGTGACCGTGAGCACATCGCCATTAATAGCAATATTCGTAATCGTGGCCACGGTGTTGGCTGGCGCCGTAAAAGTAAAGTGGAACTGGTCCGGCACGGTGAGGATGGTGAATCCGCCGGTCCAGGCTGAAGTCCGATTGAGAGCGCTAAAAGTAAAGACCGAATTAAATACAGAGTCCATTGCTCCTGAAAGAAATACCGTCGAGCCCGGCTGGAAAGGATGCGGATCGAGCGTCTGCACGGTGGCAATGCCGCCCGTGACCGTGATGCCCGCCAGCCCGCCGCGCGCCGGGGTGTATGTCATGTCAATGCCCACGCCGCCGCCCGGAGCGGAAGTGCTGCCGCCCAGCTGCAGCACAAAAGCGCATGCGCCGGCATGGCGATAGTCCTGCACGCCGTAGCGCGTGACCAGGAACGCGCCGTTGGTGGAGTCCAGCACCTTGCGGTTGAACTTCCAGCTCATGCTGCGCGAGAGCAGCGCCTGCACCATGGTGTTGCAGATGGTCATGGCCGGCTCGTTGTTCTGCCCGCCCACGCGAAAGTAGTTCTGCAGGCTGGTGTACCAGGAGCACCAGTCCATGATTTCCTGGACGGTCGTAGTTTGATTTAAGGGCATGGATAGACGATTCGCCTTTTATTCGATATGCTGAATATCTTTAACTTTGGGGTCTGCAATGGGATATTTCGGTCTTAGCGATGAAATCAGGTACTGGTCCGTTACGTGTAAGCGCTGCCGGGAGCCGATCAACTTCGCCCATTTCGATCCCAGGGGATTTATGTACGACGCGAAGCCCTGCGTCGTCGCGGTGGAATGCCCGCGCTGCCAGGAGCGGCGGCGCTATCTCTTTACCGATATCTGGCGCCATCGCATCAGCGAAACCACCAAGGCGTCACTCAGTTACTTCATTACCGAGCCCATCTTCATCCAGTTCAAATAGAAAGGGCTGCAAACGTTTGCGGACGTGGTAAGATGACCGGCCTATGACGAACCGAGGCATCATTGCAGCGGCCCTCATTTTGGGCGCAAGCATTATTTTTGCTGTCTGGTTGCCGCTCCACTACCAGACGGTCCGTCGGCTCGATCAGGAGCACAAAGCCGACTGTGCAGAGCAAAAAGCCGGGTTAGAGCGCTGTCTCGATGTTCCCTACCCCACGAATGAGGCCAGGGCTTCGTGCCGCGAAGCCTGGATGCCCGTTATTGCGAAGGCGTGCAAATGAAGCTCCTGCTCATCCTCGCCCTGGCTCTTCCGCTTACCGGCGCTCCCTCGCGCACGGTCTGCACTCACGGGTGCCATTCCAAGTACTGCAAAAAGTCGCATTGCGGCGATAAATGCCAAAAAGGTCCGGCCTGCCGCGGCTGCTGGAAATACTAAAAATAAAGCTTGCAATCTGTAATACATTTGTATTACAGTGTCTTTGCGATGAAAACCAAGGACATTCCCGAGGTTGTCACCTTCCGGCCGAACCCGGAAGACCGCGAGGTGATCGGCGAGCTGGTCAGGCTTTTAAAGCCGCGTCAGATGTCAATGCTTATTCGTAAAGGACTTCAGTGTCTGCTGGAAAAAGAGCAGGCTAAGAAATAGATCAGCCAGCCCGGATGTTAGAGCATCCGGAACTGGCTTCAACCACAGCTACAACAGAGCGATTAAGGCGCTCCAAACTATGGTCACCAGTGATTCTACTTCTATTTTCAGCTACTCTGGATTACACTCAGCGGGCATGAAAGTTACGTTCTTTGCCCTAGTCCTTTTGGCCACTGGTTGTGCAGCCATCAAGCAGCCGGTTGATAACCCAGCACCTAAAGCAGTCCCAACTCCTGTTGCTACTCCAACGCCGACGCCTACGCCAGTTCCGACGCCCACACCTACGCCACTAACTGCGGCTCAAGTGTTCAGCAATATCGCTGAGACGTGGAATTTTGAAGGCGAGTGCTCGAATCTGCAACCGGATGGAACACGCGGGCCAGTTGTGCAAGCCCACGCATGGATAGATGTCATGCCACAATCCGATGGTTCAACGATCTTCCATTACACCAAAGACCAAAATTGTTTCTATTGGTTGCCCGATGCCCCGCAGGCCGAGCTTTACTTTGCCATGGCAAAAGACCCAACCGGAGCATGGTATTCAACCGGCGGACACATTATCGCGCCGTTAGGATTCCCATGGGACACTGCCATTCCAAAGACCCCGCAAGACTTCATATATTCTGTCGATCCTGCTGATCCTGGAATGCCGCGCCCCTATTTAATTCTGGCTGATAGCGGAATTTCGGTTAATACGACCTTCACCGACTCCGGTATTCCCGGGACGCGCTGGTCAACCGTGATGCAGACTGAACCCGATGGCCTGCACAGCATTCAACATGAAGGCCCATGCACGTTTGAAGATTGGACTTTTGCGCCCGGACGCGGCCTCATCAAAGTTGTTGCTATTGATGAAGGCTCATGCACTGGAACCGTTCAAAATCCGGTTGCAGTAATGACCAGAACAAACTAAGTAGTCCATTCAAAGATCACAATGCCGGAGCCGCCTGTTCCCCCAGCAGCGTTTCCGGCAGCACCTGCACCGCCGCCGCCAGAGCCAGTATTCGCCACTGCTGGATTACCAGCCGAACCATTGCCGGGGTTTCCAGAGCCACCAAGAAAAGAAGGGCCGCCGCCGCCGCTCAAGTTGCTTCCCGGTGCGCTGCCTCCAGCATTTCCAGCGCCGTTGATGTCACCATTTGTGCTGACCGCCGCACCTGCACCGCCTGCGCTGATTGCTCCAATCGTGATTCCACCATTGCCGCCATTGGCCGTAACAGTGGTTATAGTTTGCGTTCCACTGGCTATGGCAGAAGCCGATCCGGCATTTCCTGTAGCGGTAGAGACTCCGGTTCCACCCGCTCCGACGGTAACAGCAATGGTATTTCCCGGAGTCAGTCCTGTTAGGAACTTGATTGCCACTCCGCCAGATCCGCCGCCACCGCCGTTGTTTGCAGCCGTTGAGCCGCCACCCGCACCGCCGCCACCTACCACGGTAACTTTTACTGACGTGACGTTCGCCGGGATCGTGAAGGTTCCGTTGGCTAGGAACTTCTGGAAATTTAAAGTAGTTCCTCCATAGGTTGATGCGCCAGTAATGAGTGTATTGTTCAGTGTGCCTTGAGCCGTTCCATTCAGCGGGATGGAAAAGCGCGTGCCGTTGTTGCTGTCTTTAATGACCAGCGTGGTTCCGGTGATCTGCTGAATCACGCTCATCAGCATGATGGCCGCTTCTATCGAGCCGCTTACGTCGCCCTGCGTTCCGTTGCCCACGCCCAGAACATGCGCGGAGAGCCGGGAAAGCCCGGTGTCGGTTGCGCCGAATTGCTGCAGCGCGTTCAACAGCGCGGGAATGTCCGCGGCCACCAGGCTGCGGAAGCTCGGAAACGCCGCTGCGCCGGATGCCGGTCCGCCAAACAATAGATTGGCCAGCACGCTGCTGAAAGGCAATGACGCCGCGGACGAAGCCGGCGCCACTGGAATAATGGTGCCGATATCGACGGACGCGCCGCTCGATTGCGTGAACTGCCAGATCTGGTTCGAGATCCGGCTGCCGTTTGCGTCTTTGAACGTGACCAGGTATTGCGTCCCCGGAGGATTCAGCTCGAAGTTGCTCCACAGCTTGCAGCTGCCGGCCAGGTTGCCGGTGGAGTCAAACGGAAACGTCCTCTGATAAGCGGACGGAACAAACCCGGGCGTGGCAATGACCACCGCGTCGCTGTTGAGCTGCAACGTGAGCGATCCGCCCGGCACGGCGACGCCGGCCAGGTTTTGTACGTTTCCGCCAGTGAGTGAAATCATTGTTTTTCTTAGTAACCGGTGAGCGGCACAAATTCGCTGTACAGAGCGCGATCGCGCTGCTGCACCAGGTAATAGAGCGGATGTTGCGGGATCAGCGTTGACCGGCCGCTGCCGTCCACTTCAACATGTTCCGGCTCGATAAAGATCGGGCAGTTGGTGCAGATGCCGCGGAGCTGGCGGTCTGGCCAGTTGCTGATGGGATAGATCGTGGACCCGCCCTTCTGGTCAGTGTGCGGGCAGCCGGCAATGCGCTTGGCTTTGTTTCCCTGCTGGATCTTCATCTGTCCCAGGAGTTGCTGGCGGTCGCGCTCAATCTTGGCCCTGGCAATTTCGTCTTTCGCGGCGATGGCCTCATCCTTGGCGAGCTCGCGCTCCAGAAGCCGGCGCTGCAATGACGCGGACTCTTCCTGCGACTTGAGCAGCAGCATGAGCATGGTCTGCATATCGAGCTGCTGAATTTTTGGCTGCTCTTTGGGCTGCTCTGCGGACTGCGGAGCTGCGGACTGATTCTGTTGTTCCGACATTGGCTTATTCCTTTTCCGGTTTTTCATTCGAGATTGAGGTTCACGATCTGGTTGCTGTCGTCTTCGCGGAAGACCCGGGTATAACGGCGCCAGCGATCGGCATTGACGCCTTCGGAGTCTCCAAAAGTTTTGTGTACCTGCTCCCAGCGCAGCAGTCCGAGCGAAAGCAGCTTGAGCAGGACCGCGCGCCATCCCCGGATCTCGTCGCCGTCCATCAGGTTGCGATGATCGACCAGGATGGCCGTGAATTCCCGCAGCCAGCCCTTGGGAAAGCCGCTCACGTAAGTCAGCCGGCTTTGCACGTCAACGTAAAAGCCCCACTGGTCTGGATAGTTCACCTGCTGATGCACATACACGCACGGATTGAGCTTCTGCACCCGGTAAATCAGCTCGCTGGAGTGCATCCACTGGCCGGAACGCTTGGCCAGGTCTTTGAGATCGTTGTGATCGGAGAGCCGGTAAGTTTCATGCCGCGGCTCAATGTGTTCCTGCTGGTAGCGCAGGATCGCTTCCTTGGCGGGAAGAAAATCGTTGCCCAAAAAGCGGGAGTCGTTGAGAACTAGCAAAATGGCCGGCCATAATTGCCGATCGGATATGCGATGCGGTTGCGAGTGAGATTTCTGGTCCAGAGCCCGCGACATGATGGCCCCATAAGAATTGAGAAACCTAGCAGGTTCTTCTCCTTCCACTGCTGGAAAGCCTGCGCATCTAGATCTGTTGCGTACATACGGCCTCCACAAATTCGGTGAAAGTGAAATCCAGAATCATGGTGCGCGCGCGGACCAGAATCTTTCCATCCACGCGATGGATGGAAATGACGCCGCCCGGCGCCACGATCTCCTGGCAAACGTTTGCGCCCGGCATCAGCCGCGCGATGGCCGCCTGGATTCCCTTTTGCGTGGTGATCACCACCGAAGGAAAGCCGTGAATCATGTAGCCGCAGATCTGATCCGGATCTTCCAGCCGCTCATCGGCTTCCGGGCAATGGTTCGCGGTGACGCAGTCCTGGAAGATAATCTCCGCTGTCTCAATGGCCGCGGCATGGGCCGTCGAAACGATCTGGCCGATCTTCTCAAAGCTTAAAAACTGTGCTGCAGCCTCCGCCCGTTCCCGGCCGCTGAGATCCAGCGGCGAGTCAAGGTCAGAGGATGCAGCACGAACAAGGTAGCCCAGCGGAGGTTTGTTGTAATCGATCATTTGTTTTTGCTTCTGGCCAACTACTAATTACTGACCGACTGCTCTTCCTACATCAACATCGCGGCGAACTCGGCCAGGTTGACCACGTTGGCGGCGTTGCCGGCTGAGAGCGTTGCGGAAAGCAGGAAGTTCAGGTCGGCATCCTGCGCGAGCGTGGTCTGGGCCGTGGTGGCTGCCCATGCGTCCAGCAGGTTGCTGATCTGGTCAGTGAACTGGCCGTGCAGCAGCTTGGAGGTGGAGTCCCACTGCAATTCCGCCTGGATGACGAACTTGCCGGTGGTGGTATTCACCGCGCGCGCCGTGCTGGTGGCCAGGAGCTGGCAACCAACGACTGATCCGGCAGCGAGGCCGGCGTCAATCACCGATTTAGGCACCTGGTACAGCTTGAGCGTGAGCGTGGCGTTGGCGCCGGTCACGCAGTTCCCCCAGGCTTGCAGGAAAAACGGCTTGCCGCTGTCCCAGAAAAAGACCGGGCTGACGCCGCTGGAAGGGATGATGCCCTGATCGCACAGGCGCAGAATGGCCGGCTTGGCCGCGATGACCGGGTTGGCCGCACTGTTGCCGTTGACCGAGAACGAAGCCTCGGCGGTGGAAGCGCCCAGGGCGAGCGGCTGCAGGTTGTTCTGCACGCTGCCCTGGTTAAGATATGCAAAAGTATCGTTTGTCATTTTCGTTTTTCTCCGGAGTCAGCTGAAAGGTTTCAGTTTTCCGAGTTGAGGAGTGGGCTTAGGCCGCGCTCACTTCGGCCTTGAGCCTGCGGAAGCCCTGGGTCGAGTTGGTGTTGGGACGGCCCACGACTCCGAGGAAATAGTCGTAAGAGATGATCGTCTTGGTCTGCAGCGTGGGGTTGTCGACGGTCGGCGTGGTCAACGGCGTGACCATCACGGGGAATTTGGGGTTCTTGGGAACCTTGAAGCCCATGATTTCGGAAGCGAACACCGCTTCCCTGCCCACCACAAACATGCCAAAGCCGGTCTTGCCGGACGAAGGATAGTTTGCGTACGTGGGCACCGTGCTGGTGCGGACCAGGCGCAATCCGCTCCACTCCAGGACCGTGTAGCTGGCGACCTGGCCGGACTCAAGCTGCTTCTGTCCGCTCTCACTGCGCTTCAGCGTGTCGGTGGCGCCGCCAGCGGTGTTGTCGCTGATGATGTCATACGAATGGAACGCGCTGCAGGCCGTGGTGTAGACTCCGCCATCGCGCGGGGGCACGTTGTTGGCGACGAGCTGCGCTTCGATCCTGCGCAGGCTGGATGAAGTGGTGAATTCGTTGTCACCCAGGTTGATCTGGGCGGTGGCGTCGGCGTTGGCGATGGCGTCAAAGGCCGCGAAGGCGATGAAGTTGGAGGTCAGCGCTGCCTGGTAACCCAGGTTGCGGCTGGCGTCGATGGCAACGTCGCTCACGAAGGTTGCGTCCACCACGTTGGAAATACCCATCCAGCCGGCAAACTCGTCGGCAAACACCACGCTGGTGACCTGCGAGAGTCCCTGCGGAGCGGGCGGAACGCCTTCTGACACCGGGCCGGTGGCTGCGCCGAAAGGCTGTTGGCCATAGAGCTGATTGGTGCGGCCGCTGCGCCGCGCCATGGGCTTGAAATCGCACAGCATCTCAATGCCAGGCGTGTTGGCCTGCCATTCCAGAACGGCGGTGCGGTCATAGGCAATCTGCGGAAAGCCCTTGAGGCCTCCGGATTGTACTGAAGGAGGAATGATCATTGTGAAATCTCCAATGGAGTTGCGGCCCACGCTTCAGAAGCGCTGCCGGGGGGAGATTTGTGTTTTCGGGGGCTGGCGTTACCGGATTTGTTGCTAAAAAACTTATTGCTTGATGATGATCTGCTCGGACTTGTAGCCGCGGGCGATCAGTTCGTTGTAGGAATCGGTGTATTGCCGCGGGCTCAGCTGCGAGATGTCGAGCTCCACTTTGCCTTTCGGCGTTGCGGCCACATCTTCTTTCGCGTGGCCATGCGTTCCCAGTGCGGTGGAGCTGGGCGCGATCTTTTTCGGCTTCGGAATTTCTGTCGTTGCTGCCGCGGCTGCCTGTTGTTCAGCGGTCTTGGCCGTGGCGGGGAAAACCAGTCCGCGCTTCTTCATCTCGGCATAAGCCTCTTCAAAACTTTCAACCGATGGCTTTTTGCCCAGATTCAAGGTGGCAAGCATGAATCCCATGAGCTCAGTGTTCTGAGCCCCTCCCGGATAATCGCTCTCGCCAGCTTTGATCTTGGCCTTGAAGGCTTCCGTAGCTTCTTTCCATTTCTCGTTTTCAGCAGCGCTTTGTCCCGCCGTGACCTGTTTTTTTAAGTCCGCGACGTTCACCCCCTCGCTCTCGAGGTATTCGCGGATCACTCCAGACTTCACGATGAAGCTTTTCAGTACCGTTGGATCGCCCTTCTGCAGGCCAATGGAAATATCGAACAGCTCGGCGTCAGTAAATACAGGCTTGGGCTCTTCTTTTGCCGCGACCACCGGCGCAGGCTGCGCAGCTTCATTGGCCGCGGCAATCTGCTTCAGCAGGTTCTCCGGATTGGCATCGCGGAAGACCATCTGTTTGCCGTTGATGGTCAAAGGCATTTCATAAATAACCGGCGTGTCGTCGGTCTTCGCGGCGGCAGCAGCTGCGGCAACTGTGGCGGAGTCTGCGCCCGGAATTTCTACTCCGGCTTTTTCAGCGCCCTCTACGATGTTGGCATTCCACTCGGCGGCGGTGTTGCTCGCCGGCAGCGTGACTTCGATGACTGGATCCATAAAGATTTTCCTCTGTGTTCCTTCGTGCCCTCTGTGGTGAAAAGGGTTTTTAGATGTAGCTTCCCGGAATGCGGTCGGTGACTGGCTGTTCTGCCGCGGACTGGAAGCCCGGCAGCGACTGCGCGCTGTAAATCGCGGCGTCGATGCGGTTGAATATTTCGGTGATCAGCTCGTGCGCCACCTGCGCCCGGACTTTCAGGATCACGATCTGCTCGTGGTCCCAGCCCGGATAATCGCGCGAGGCCTTCACCGCTTCCTGCTCCAGCATTTCGCAGATCAGGCGGATGTCATGGAATCCGGGCGCGGCCTTCTGCGCCAAAAGCCGGTTGGCCAGCGCCAGTACCTGCGCGACCGTGGGTTCGCCTGGGTGTTTAAAGGTTGCGGTTTGGCCGCCAATCGATTGATGGATCATCTCTCTCCTTCGTGCAAACGTTTGCAGTCCTTAAACGGCCCCGCCGCCGCCCGGCATGGCGCCCGGGGTTTCCGCGTGCTTGAAGACCTCTTCCTGCACCTTCAGCAGCGCGCGGTTTTCCGCCTGGTTTTCCTGTGTCTGGATCTTGCCCTGCGTCTGCGCGGAGACCAGCGCCAGTTTGTCGGTCAGTCCGCCGCCTTTTTGCTGCTGTTGCGCGGCCAGGCGCTTTTTGTCGTCGTCGTCCATCGGCTTTACGATTTCCTGCTGGTACGGGAAGCCGGTGGAGCTGAACAGCGCGCCGATCAGCGCCTTGTAATCGATCTTCATGCCCTGCGTGGCCAGCTGCTCGGTCAAGCCGGGCTGCTGCAGGATGCTCTGGATGTAGCCGAGTGATTGATTCAGTGAATTACGCGCCTGCAGCCGCGCGCCCGCCGAGATCGTCACCTTGTAGCTGGCGTTGATCATGTCGATGGGGTCGGACTTCATGGCCGTGCCCAGCGTATCGTTCAACATCTGCCGCAACTGCGAGGGCGTGAGGCGCTTGTTGTTTTCCACGCAGAATTCCAGGAACGGGATCAGCATCAGGTCGCAGAACTGGTCGATCAGGTCCTGCATCTTCATGCCTTCGCCTTGTGCAAGCGTTTGCACGCCCGCGCCGGTCCGCATGTCGCCCGTGGCGCCGGGGTTTGAGCCCTGTATGCCCGCGCCCGCGCCGCTGATGCCCGAGGCCCAGCTCTTGACCTGGGCCACCACCGCCAGCGGCTCCTGGCCGTTGGTGGAATTGCGCGTCATCGGCTTCAGGCCTTCCGGGCCGCTGGTCTTAAAGACCTTGCCGGGGAAGATCCACGCGGCCTGCCCGGTATTGTTCATGCCCTGCTCGGTCGTATAGGTCCCGGCCAGGTTTAAATTCAGGTCGTCAAAAAAGTAATTGACCACGCCCTGGGCAATGCGCTGGAAATCTGAGAGCCACATCCCCATGCCCCATCCGAATCCGGAATCAGGGGCCTCGCGGAAGACAAAACTAAGCATGTCCTGTCCGTCATGCGGGCAGTTCATGATGCAGGCCTGGTTTTCGAGGATCCAGCACTTGCGGTCGTTGGTGAAGTACTCGAAGACCTCAAACGGCTGCGCCAGCGGGTCCAGCGTGGAAGACTGGCTCATCCATTCCGGATACGCCTGCTGCGCGGAAGTCGTCCGGCGGTCCAGCACCGACGTGGAAGATCCCGTCGTCGTGTCCAGGACGTTCTGCCCGGCCGTATCTTTCATCGGCGTGGTGAGCTTGATCAGCTCCTCGCGCGTGGGGATGTTGTAACCGTCGCAATCGCGGAACTTGTCCAGGTCGTAGGCGTTTAAATAAAGCAGCCGGCCGCGCCAGCGTGCCGTGCGAATGTTGCCGCCACGCCAGTCCGGCGCAGCCCGCACCCGGCGCAGAGGCACATGCTCGTAAACCGGGTGATTGTAGGTGTACGACTCGATATATTCTTCGTAATCGTCGTCGCTTCCGTGGACCGTCGCCGTGGAGCCTTCAGAATTCAGCGCAATCGACTTGGATTGCGTCTTCGGCCGAAGCTTGCGCCGCTTGACGGTCCGCTGTTCCCAGGCACGCAGGCCCACGCCGGTGCCGAGCAGCAGGCAGTCATACGCGGTCTTGCGAATTTCCTGTTTAAACGTCGATCCAAAAGGCGCCGCCGTCTTGAGTTGCGCTTCAATCAGCGACTGCAACGCGCTGGCCACGTCCATGGTGGAGGAGACGGTCTCCTCGATCTTGAACGGCTCGTATCCGGAAAAAAGCTGCTGCTGGAAAACCGAGAGCGATGAATAAAAATTCTCAGCGAGCAAAGGTATGCCCAGGCTGGAGCGATATTGGTCAGATCCGCGCCACTTCACCGGCTCAACAAAGGCGCGCAGCACCACCGTGGTCATGTCCCACATGTAGGCAAAGCCGCGGCCGGCCATGAATCCCTCAGAGAGCATGCGATTGCCGATGGCTTCTTTGGCCATCGACAGATTCGAGCGGTCCTGGTCGGGAAAGCCGACTTCATCCTGGCTGAACGGCTGGCTGACTTCGCTCGTCAGCTCGCGCACGCCGGGGATATCGCTTAATCGAATTTGATTGCCTGATGACATTCGCTTTTATCCGCTCACCAATCCGCTTCCCGTTCCACCGCCGCCGAATTGCTCTGCCTCTTGCTGTGCCAGGCGCTGCGCATGCAATTGCCGTATGTACGTCAGCGGATCGCTTTGCGTGGGCGCCGGAATCAGAGCCGCGCCGTGCGGAGCTTCAACGGCATGTCCCAGGCAATCGCCGTAATCGTCGTGATGCGGGATCTTTGGCCACTTCTTCAGCTGGTTGCACAGCTTGTCGTAATCCTTCATGCCGGCAAACAGCCACAGCTTGCGATCAATGAGCCAGCTCAGTGACGAGCCGATCCGCAGCGTCTTGGCGTTGGGCTGCTTGTCCAGCTTTTTCCACTCGACGGGCAATTGCAGCACTCCAACCGCCGCGGCCTTGCGCATCAGAATGTTGTTGTAAGCTTCCCAGCCGAGAAAACGTTCCAGCCAAACGGCCTGCGGACGGTGCTGCATGATCGCCGCCAGAATGTTCGTGCAGGCCTGGTCAGAATCCCAGTTGCCGGCCAGACAGTCATAAACCCACAGCGTGCCCAGCCAGACTTTCACCAGGTAAAGAACGCTCAGGTCGCGCTTGTCGTCGCCGATGTAACTCAGGTCGCCCACCATGAACGTGCCCGATTCCGGCGGGATCACGTTCAGATGGAAAAATGTTTGCCGCGCCAGCAGCTCCGGCGTGAAACGCTGCTGCTCTTTTGAGATCGGCGAGTTCTCGTACTGGTTGGCAAAATATTCCGCGCCTTTTTCCCGCCGTTCCGACTCCAGCATCTCGACCTTGAAGCCGATTTGCCGGCCGTCTTTTGTGATGGCCAGCGGGAATAAAACTTGTTTCTCGCCTGAATCGACAAAGCACTTGCACTCGCATGCCTGCTTGGTCTCTCTATCGATCCACCGGCAGGGTGGGCTGCTGAAATTCAGGTCTGAGTCGTGCCGGATGTCCGGATGCCGGCAGGTTTTGCAAAACTTGATCCAGCATGATTTGATCGAGATCTTCCAGACGGTGTCTCCGGTCTCTTTTGTTTCCTGCTGCGCCGCTTCAATGATTCGCTCGTACGTATCGCCAAAGGCGTAGCGCGTTCCGGTGACGAACAGAAAGCCCGCAGGCTCCAGCAGCGGGCCGATGGCGCAATAGTCGTCCCAGACGCCCTGCAGCAGCTTGGCGGATTTGTAATTCTGTTCATTGACCAGGTCATCGCAAAAGATGACATCAAAATGCGAACTGGCCTTTACGCTCTTACCCGACGAAATGCAGATCGTGGGCTCCGGAAAATCCATCGTCCGGTTTGGAACCGTGAACTCTTCCGATGATCCCGCCAGCTTCTTGCCTGGCGCGGGACAAAAATCCGGATACAGTTGCCGGAATTTATCGGACGGGTTATCAAAAACCTTTTTCGTGCGCGCGAGCTGGCGCTTGGCCAGCTCTTTGGATCCCGAGAGAAACAGGATCCTGATATTCGGATAGTTCAGGATGAGCTGGACTATCTCAATGGTCACGCCGGAGGTTTTGAAGTGACCGCGCGGCCACAGCACCATCCGTTTTTTTGTCTTCGGATCGAGCAGGTACAGTGCTTTTCTCTGCTCAGGGTCTTTTTGTAGGAACTCTTTGAAGAGCGCCGCATGCGGGTTGACCTGGAAATCTCCCAGCGCTCCGCCAATGACTTCAGTCGCCAGGAAGAGATGATCGATCTGTCCTTTGAGCCGCTGTTCCATCCAGGCTTGTTGCGCCGAAGGAGAAAGCTGATCAAATGATTCCCGGTATTTCTCCGGCAACACTGCCGGCGTGAAGACGGCCATGTCTGGCTACTTCCACAAATAAACTTTGTCAGTTGCGGTCAGTGTGAGCAGCACCCAAAGCCCATGCTTGAACACATATTTCCTGCCTGCGGTCGCCGCGTCCCAGAGCACCACGTCCTGGTGCGCGACGCTGGAGAACTCATCAAACAGAACGTTGCCGTTGATGTCGGTGATCTTTACTTCGTCGCCGGCTGCGGCCGGATTGACCAGCTTGATCAGGCTGAATTCCTGAATAAACATTGCGGTGAGAGCCGCGGGGATCGTGCCTGCGGTCCAGGCCGTGTCGAGAATGACGGGACTGCCGTTGAAGAGATTCGCCATTTACTTTTTCCCCGCTTCCTTCACGGTGTACGATCCGCCTTTGCCCAGGTTCACGACCTTGGGCGCTTTCTTGGCGGACGCGTTTTTGGCTTTCACCTTTTCCGGGTCAGCCTTCGCGTCGGACAGGCCGGCGATCGCGCTCATAAGATTTTTTGCTGCCATGGTGATTTCCTTGATTGGTGGATCCGGAAGAGATTCGAACTCTTCATTGCCAGTGCCCCAGCATCCTGCCCTTAGAATGACGGACCCATTTTTGTTTTAAGCGCGGGACACAGAGTCCCCCGACAGAGTGTCCCGCGCCCAACTTGCAGCCGTTCCCCTGGATAAAGGGTTACGGTTGCAAGAAGTCGTATTCGTTGGCTGTGGGCTGGACCGTGCCGCCAGAGAGATTGGCGAACCGCAGACGCAGCAGATGCCAGCGTCCCAGGTTGGTCCACGTTGCGCCGTTGTCGACCACCGTGCCGTACTGCGCCGATCCCACAAAGTTCGGGACGTTCGCCGCACTGCTGGTGGTTCCGGCAATGGTGCATTGAAACAGAATGTTGCCCACCACAATGAAGTCACCCGCGTTGAACGCAGTGGACGCAGCCCAGAGAGGCGCCAGGCAATCCACGGCCTGCAACGAGATGCCGGATCCATCCGCTACGGCGTTGGGACGGTCATAATTGGTGATCCGCGCAACGTTGAACGGTACCGGGACCTTGACGAATAAATCAGAGGTTGCGTTGGTGGCGATGGCCGGCAGCGCGTACTGAATGCCAGACATGTTGACCACCGGGGGAGCCACGCCCGCGCCGTACACTTTTACGACCGCCGAAGTGGTGGCGATCGGAATATACGTAACGGTTGCGCCGCGCTGTGTGACCAGCGAGGAAAGAGCCACGCTCAAGCTGGCGGCCGCTTCGTTCGCAAGTTCGTTGCCTGCGCCCGATCCGGAATAAATCTTCCAGCCGACGATGGGCTGAGCGTTTAGCTGAGCGCCGGTGTTGAGGGATCCAATGGAAGCCAGCGAAACGGTTACCGAACCCGTGGCGCCGGTGACTGAGACAGTGGCCTCAACGCTCGGCAGTGATTCGCCGATCGCCGTGATCCAGGTGATTTTGAAAGCGCCGGTGGTGGTGGCAAGTGAGCCGCCGCTGGCGGATGCAGCCAGGTTTGCGCCGGCTGAGAATGCTGTGCCCGTAGCTCCGGGGGCAAGTACCCCCCAGTCCTGCCGCGCAACTGGATAATATGCGCAGCCAGGCGAGGCCTGTTTCGAATGCGCATTGCTTTTCACTGACAGTGGAATGGACAAGGTGTGTCCTCTTTTCTGGGGGACTTTCCTTTTCGCGGGGGAGTGGGGGAGGGAGCTTTAAGTTAAGTGCGCTGGTATAGGGGGAAGAGCAACGGTCTTGCCGGCTAAAGCATGAGTGCTGTCGACACAGAATTGAAGTTCCCCAGCCGTCAAGTGGTAATGGCAAATGAACGAAACGGGATCACCATTTGCGTCTCTGTTCCATTCTCCCGTCCATTGCCCATTAATAAAGACTCGCTTCACTCCGGAATGCTTGAAGCTTGGGGTGAACGTCGGCTTCTCTAAATTTCCATCAAAGGTCCAGCTGTCAGGAAGCTTGTGCATCTGCTCGCATCCAGGGCACCAATGACCGAAGCCGCCTTCGATACTCCGCAATGTGCTGCTTACTCTCATAACTTTTCAAAATCCGGCATCAGGCTCCGCGCCGGCTGTTCTTTGGCAACTTTCTTCACGGCTTCAGTCTCGGCCGCGCGCTGCACGCGCCGTTTTACTGCCTGGCGATTGTTGGCCATGCCGTCCACAATCTTCTTTTCATAGTGCGGCGCCCAGGGCTGGCGATACTCGCGCACATCGGCCAGCAGCTTGATCGCGTCCATCTGCTCCCGGCTGATCTTCCCGCGCAGGATCATCTTCGCCACCATCTTGCAAAAGGCGTCTTTCGGATCGTCGCCAAAATGCAGCGAGAGAATCATCACCATGCCCGCCGACTGCAGGATCCGCACGCCCATCACGCGCACGCTCTCCGGTGTCTTCGCGTTGGGATAGCTCGCCATCACCGCGGCCCGCGCGTCATAGTTGTTACAGATGTAACATGCGAGAAATTTCCGCTGGTTCTCCGGCAGCAGCGCATATTCAGGGAGCCGCTTCAGCTCCTCGATCGGAACGCGCCCTTTACCTGGCTGCATTCTTGCGCTCATCCAAGCGCCGCAGTAACTCGCCCGCTATATCTTCGTCCGGGGCGTATTTCCAGGGATTAGGCCCCGCTGCAGAGCGAATCATCATGAGGGCGCTCTCTGTCCACTCGGCCGCAGCGTGCCATCCTATTGCCATGGCTCCAGGCGTAGTAAGGAAGCGCAGCGCATCTTCAAGGCCGCCGCCAACTGGAACAGCGTCCTGTCCGGCTTTGTGCGCGATCAGCTTTCTCTGGTTCGGGCCTATTACTCCGATCATTCTTCCAGCCATCCCAGTATCTCGCCCTCGCGTATCGAGAGATATTGCTCCCCGCTGATCTGCACCTTGGTGCCGGAGTGCGGGCCAAAAATCACCACCATGCCGGGCTTGACCTTCATCGGAATGATCTCGCCGTTCTCTTTGCGATAGCCATCGCCCGCGGAGATCACCGATCCCATCAAATAATCGTCCCGGGCATTGTCCGGGAGCACGAAGTCTCCCATCTCTTTCTGCCCTTCCAGCACCTTGACCAGCACGCGTTCATAGAGAGGAATAAATTTCATAGGCGGTGCTCCTCCTCTTCGGCGCGAGCGCAGAGCGCTTCCAGCGATAGATGAGGATTAAAGATTGCCTTGCCGCGGAACTTGAACGCCTCACGCGCTTCGTGCTCGTACCAGGCCAACACAGCGGCCATGGCAGTCTGCACGACTTCGCCATCCGTCATGTGATCGGATAATATCCATTTGCGGCCGGTCCACTCAGCGTCGGCGATCTGAAGATAAAGCCGGCCATCCTGCTGGCCAATTTGGATCTTCAAATTGGTACAACTGCATTCCAAAAGAAGATCTACGATTTCTTCCCGCCTATTTGGCTTCATGGAAGTCCTCCGCGATCACTGCGTCCGAGTTGAGGATCGTCATCGCCACGGAGACCGCATTTCTGATTGCTTCTTTCACAACCTTCACCGGATCAATGATCCCGGCCTGGATCATGTTTACGTATCCATCCTGCGCGGCGTTGTAGCCGGTCCATTCGTAAGGGCCGCCGGTAATGCCTTGCATATCGACAACGCGCTCCACGATGGCCTGCCCAGACCTGCCGGCGTTCTCTGCAATCTGGCGCATCGGCTCAAAGCATGCATCGCGGACCATCTGTCCGCCCGCGCAAACGTTTGCAACGCCGTGCGGTCCGCGAATTCTCAATCCGGCGATGACCAGCGCCAGGCCTCCGCCCGGCACAATGCCGGAATCCGCCGCAGCCTTGGTCGCGAACATGGCGTCTTCCACGCGGTCTTTCTTCTCGCGCATCTCCGCTTCCGTCGCGCCGCCCACTTTAATCACAGCCACGCCGCCAATCAGTCCGGAAAGCCGTTGCTCGGTCAGCCGTATCTGCGCCGGGTCCTGCTGTTGTTCCTTCATCAGCGCAATGCGTTCCCGGATCTGCTCCGCGCGGCCTTCAATCACTGTCTTCTCGCCCTCGCCGCCGGTCACGATGGTCGTATCTTCGTTGATCACCACGCGCCGGGCGCGGCCAAAATATTCCGCGGTAATGTTCTCCAGCTTCATTCCCTGCTCGTCTGTGATCGCCTGGGCGCCCGTGAGCGCAGCCAGGTCTTTTAAAATCTCTCGCCGGCGTTCTCCATAGCCGGGTGCGCGGATCGCGCAGCATTGGAATCCAAATTGAACTTTGTTCTGTACCAGGAACGCCAGAACTTCAGGCTCATAGTCGCCGGCAACGATCACAAGCGGCCGGTCGATCTTTTTTGCCAGGCGCGCGACGGCCAGCATTGCCTGCGCCGATCCCAGGCGACCTTCGTGCAGCAGAAATAATGGTTTGTCCAGCGAACACTGCACACGATCAATCTGATTCATGAAGTAATGCGACCGCATGCCCTCAGGCAGCTGCATGCCGTCTGTAACTTCTAAAGTTGTGTCGAGTGAAAGCGAAGGCTCGCAAGCGATGACGCCGTCTTTGCCCACGCGGTTCACCGCTTCCACCACCAGCTTGCCGATCGCGGTATCACCATTCGATGAAATCACCGCAACCTGCTCCAGCATGTCGCCCTCGGCCGGCAGCGCCATCGCGTCCAGCGCGTGCAATACCTGGTCGAGCGCCAGCCGGGCGCCGCGCTCCAGATCGTCCGGAGTGTGCTTGGCTGCCATCTGCTGTATGCCGGCATGTACCAGGAACTGAGCCAGCAGCGTGGCCGTGGTTGTGCCGTCGCCGGCTTTCTGCACGGTCTTCTGCGCGGCCTCGCGGATAAGATCGCATCCCATCTGCTCAATCGGATCAGAACAGTTCACATGGTCCGCGACGGTCACGCCGTCCTTGGTCGCGCGTGGCGACTCATTGAACGCGCGGCGTCCAATCACCACCAGCCGGCCTTTGGGACCAAGCGTGGCTTTCACTGTGTTGGCCAGGAGATCGATGCCGCGAAGCAACGCCTCGCGCGACTCCCGCCCGTGCTTGATAATTTTGTTCATGGTTTTTTCTTACGTATCTCTTCAATTGCTGCGTCAGATATTTCGGGCCAATCGGGATAAGAGCGCTCCAAATCGCTCGTCCGCATCCTGACAGTCAGAATCTCCGGAGAGTTCGGCGTTCTAGCGTGCGTAGTATTGCGAGCATGGACTATGACTTCGCCGAACCACTGGCGCAGCATATTGACTTTTCTTTTTGATAAAGCCATCAGCCCTTCCACGGTCCGAAGTAGTCCATGCCGATCGTCTCGCCATCGGCCAGCGTGACTTCAGCCACAAATGTTTTGGCCGTCCACAGTCGCGCCAGGCGTCCCACATATTGCACACTGACGGCACCGGGAAACTCCCGCTTCACGGTCCCGTCAGCAGCAAAGTGTTTGAGCAATCTAGGCCTCGCCGGCCAAAGCCAGTGCGTGTATGCCACTCACCGATGCGTTTGCGGCGTCCGCCATCTTTTTCGCGAGCGCGGCCTTTTGGATTTCTTCTTCCGCCAGCATGTCCTTGAGCTCTTTCGGCAGATCGAGCATGCCAAGCGAGATAATGTTGGCCGCGCACGAATCCTTGCACGCGGATTTCTGCACCGGGAAAATCTGGTCATGCACCACGAACGTGCGCACGAGAGTGATCCAGCGCTCAAGCTGCGGGATCTCTGAGGGAGCAACGTTCTTTTCTTTATGGAAATCCTGCTGCGTATCGCAGTAGTCGCAGGTGCGTCTTAAAATCTGGTGTTCTGCCATTGCTCAAACTCCTCTTTTGCGTTTCCTGATGATCAGCTTGACCCACCAATTTTGTTTTGGCTCTGGAACCTTGGGCACGATGACGATCGGCTTCGGTTCTTCCACGCGGAATAACTCTCTGCCCATGTCCGCGGTGTAATACACCTTCAGGATCGTGGGCTTCTTGAGTGCTTCGATCGACAAACGGTACGCGGCATATCCATTGTCAGTCAGCGGCCCATACTCGACGCAAAAGAAAGCGCCAGCTGGTCCAGCAGAAAGGATCTCCCTGCCCGGCTGCGCCTTCACGTGCCCGTTGTCTGAGATGACCGAGACCATCGTTAGACGCCGTCCGCGACAACCGGCGCCATCGCGGCGGGTTCAGTTGCGATCGGTGCAGCCGCAGGCCCTGGCTCTGACGGTGCTGGCTCTGCTACAGCCGCTTGCGTCGGCTGCGCGATGGGCTCGGCATGTTCTGTGGCCTGCTCGACTTCCCGCAGATGCTCCGCGAATGTGTGAATAGCTCCGAGGCCTTCCACGAGATCATGGATCGTCATCGGCGCAATCTCGGCGAGCAGTTCAGCCTCGGTCTCGACGTGAGCTACAGAAACGATTGGCTGAGCTCCAGCGGCTTCCAGGTGCTCTGCGATCGCCGCAACGAAAGATTCTCCAACCTGCTCGCCGGCTTCCAGCGGAACGGTCTGAATCGAGTTGCTGAAATGGACGTGCGCCACCGTGCCCAGCGTCTCCGCTGTGAGCGCCTCCGGCCACTGCTTCTTCACCGTGCCATCAGAATTGAAATGTGTGATCATGGTTGCGCTCCTCAGCTCGAAAAGTAACTGCCTGTAACACAACAAAAAATCTGCGCCACTCTTTTATGCGCTGCAAACCCGGGGTCACGCCTGATTTTTTCCACCAGATTGTGACCGGTTGGGAGTGTCAACCGCCGGTCGCGAGGCCCTTGGGGGGCGAGACCCCCGGCCCCCATGCTTCAACAAAGGATCCCCCATAGCCCGCTGCTGCTGCTCTTGCGCGCCCGTTTGCGTGGACGAAGCCTGCAGGCCTGCGGCATCGCTGCCTGCGTCTGTGTGGGAATTTGTGTGGGGTTTTTCAGGAAACTCCGAGCCATCTCCAACGCCATGGCTGGCGCTGTGCGCGACTGCTGTCGCACTCGTATTCTTCTTTGCCAGGCTCTGCTTCAGCGCGTCCATGATGTCAATCACAGGCGCAAGGCGTGTAGGCTGAGCGCTTGTTGCAAGCGTGTTGCCTTCAATCTTTGCAGCGATTAACCGCTGCACGTTCTCACGATACGAATCTTTGTACTTGTCCAGCTCAAATGCCGCGCGCATCGATTTAATCAGCCGCACAGCCATCCGCAGCTCCATCTCCTCGATCTCGCTGCAATCCGTCCTAAACTCTTCCACCTGGCGAATCTCGTCGGCATAATAAACCGTGTGCAGCACCAGACCATGTTCGCCCGGGCGCAAAATCACAATATGCTCTTGCCCATGCATCGCTATCTTCGCCACGCCCACATGCCCGCTATCGCGCAGCGCCTTGAATAGCAGCGCGTACGCTCGCTCGCCGGCTCCCACGCCTGGCGCAACGTAATAAGAGCTGTCCAGGTAAACCGGATTGATTTCCTTCGCCTTCACAAATTCCAGGATTTCCACCGTCTTCGCGCTCTTCGGCTGGATCTCCTCCAGCTCAGCGTCCGTGATGACCACGTAGTGGTCCTTCTCGTACTCGTAGCCCTTCACAATCTCGCTGCGATCAACGGCCTTGTCTTCGAGCTGGCACATCAAAACCTGTTTCATGCGCGAATTGTCGGCGGCATGCAGCATGTTGAAGCTGATCGCCTCTCTGCGCGCAGCGCTAGTCAGCTTGATCGGCACGGTGACCAGGCCAAAACTCAAATGACCTTTCCAGACTGTGCTAGCCACGATTGAGTCCTCCGGCAAAAACAATTTGTGGACTCTGAGTCTTTTGCAGATCTTCGGCGATTCCCCGCCACTGATCACGCTCCGCTGCAATTTGCCGCACGAAATCCGCCATCACTTCTGCAAGCTCGATGAAGCCGCCACTGTAAAGCATCACTTTTGTATCGCCATTGTGGTGCCATCCAGCATGGATACAAAATGCGCGGGCCTGCTCTTCCAGCGTTGGAGGCTGCAGTTTGTATGTGCCGGATAGGGTTAAATTGAGATCGTCAACGCCGTTAATTTTTTCGCTCATATCGCAGTCACCGCGTCCGCATCCACTTCCACGCTCATAGCTCTGCCAATCGTGCGGACTTCCACCACCACGCGGCATTTGTTTTTCTCGCGTACCAGAAAGCCTTCACGGCCCTGCAGCGGTCCGCGCGTCACCTTCACGCGGTCACCCACGTGGATAAGCTGGTGCGGCCGCGGATCATTACCGTTATGTGTTGCTGATTTCAATTGCTCGATCTCCGCATCTTCCAGCGCTTCCGGTGTTCCATTCGCGCCCACCAGGTAAACCACGCCCGGCGCCGCGACAACGTTTAAAAGATTTTCCAGCGTCCGCGGGATCCTCACGAATACATAGCCCGGAAACAACGGCAGCAGCAGCTCAGTCTTGCGATCGCTCCATTGCCGCGTGTCTTTGTACTGCGGCAGAAACGCTTCCACCTGGCGCGCGGCCATGTGCTCCATCACGCGGCTCTCATGCCGCGATCGCACATAAGCAGCAAACCATTGCCGCTGACGGGTCGCCACGCCCACTACTCTCAAGCGACAGTCGTTGTCTGAGTCCAGCTCGTAGCTGTAAAACTCGTCGCTCATCAGCTGGTCGCGCTCCGCGTAAACATTTGCCGGGCACGTCCCAGAAATGCATCAAGCCGCTGTGTGATCGTTTGCGCGATAGAAGAATCTTTCGCTGCCGTTTCTTTGTGCAGCTTCTCCGCGGCTTTTCTCAGCTCATGCCGCATCCGCATGCAGGCTCTGTGCCGCCTGTTCCGGCCCAGGGAGCGCATGTTGCGCCGCACCCAGCCCTTGTCTGCCATCCGTCGCGCCTTGATGTACTCCGGTGCCGCTGTTCTCATAGCTTCGCCATCTCAGTCCCAAAATCGCAATGCCCTAAAACGCCAAAACCCCGGAGACCCATCACTCGCATTTCCTGCGAATCATGAATCTCCGGGGTTCGGTTGTGCCGGTGTCCCAGTGGAGACAAAAATTAAATTGTCGAGGCCTACTCTAAACCAAGCCGTTTACTTTTTGCAAGCCTTTAAATTTTTCCTTTGCGCCCTCTGCGGTGAAATCCTTCACTCCTGAATCGTAAAATTCTTCAGCACGCCATCCAGATAATGCGCTTCCACCGCGGTCAGCACCGTGCGTATAAAGAGTTTGCTGCGCAGATCGTCTATCACCTTATCGACAGGTTTCTTTCGTCCCGGATCCGGCAGCTCCTGCCGCAACGCGGCCGGCTGGTCTAGTTTTTTTGATTGTCGGCGGATCACCGCCATCGCCACGCACGCCGCGGCTTCCGGGCGCAAACCTATTTCCACGTAGAGTGTTCCGGTATATCCGGGAATGGCAACTGATTCAAGAGCGGAGCGGATTTCTTCCACAGGGATAGGGACTCCCTGCTGAGCGGCCAGGCTAAGCATAAGTTTTTTCGTTGGAAATTTCTTCTTTTTTTGGGGAACTCTGAATTTGAGAATAACCCACTTTTCCACAGATGCAACATCGTTTTGCTGCCGTCCGCAATCAACGTCCGATAACCAGCCCTTCCCCGTCCATTAATAGTTCAGTTTTTATTTAATTGACAGACCTACCCGCAATTTTGCTACAGTATCCGCAGGCAAGTGAGGTCACCTTGCACAGCTGCTTTTTTACCCCATAGCGTTTTACTCGCTATTCGTTATCGGACATTGATGATAAGCCCGAATTGGCGCAGGTTTTAAGTGTTTAATGGCTCTATTTGTGCGATTTCAGAGATTATCGGACTTTGATGTTTCACTCATACCGCAACGCCACCATTG